TGGTACTAAACCACTGCTTCCATACACGTTACCGTTAGCATTCAGTCCAAACAACTTACCAAAAATATTACTCAACACGCCTTTTATCGCCATGGAAGCAATCTGCCTGGCGATATTGCGTAAAACGTCCGCTAAACTCTCGCCTTGAACAATCGCATCTGCTAATCCAGAACTTAGAGCATCGACCCATTCCTTCGCAGAGAAGACCAACCCTTTGGAAGTTTCTTGTGTGGTCTCCAGCGTCTTGTTCAACCATTCAACAACAAGAGGCAGATGTGAATATCTGGCGATAAGAGTTTCCACTTCCTTAACCCATTCCTTCATAGTGATTTTGCCAAGATCAAGTTGCTTAGTGAATGGCTCTAATTGCGTTTGTGCCAATTCCTGTGCCGCAGACTGCATTTGCGTAAATCGTTCCATGATAGGACCTGTCCAATTATAGAAGTTTTCCATATCAAGGAAACCTCCTGATTCTGCGGCTACTTGCTGTTTCAAAGATTCAAACTCACGGGACAGCATTTCAAAATATTGTTCGCCTTCGATCATCCCTTGCGCGTATCCTTGCGCTGTTTCGTTCCAGAATTTAGACACACCTTCGGATGCCGATTGTTTCGCTTCCTCTTGAAGTTCGATCTGCTTTTCAATCCGTTCAAGCATACCCGCCGTTTGTTCACCTGCTACTTTAGAAAGATTGGCACGGATTTCCATTGAAAGATCCTTAACCAGTTTCCAATCATCGGATAGCGGTGTCATTTTAGCAAGCCATCCATCAAGGATCGGTAGAAACTCTTTAGCAGTCACATTGAGGTATTTCATCTGGTCCCGCATTTTTTGAATCAATCCGATGTACTTGGATTCACCACCACCCATTTCAATCGGATCACCATATTCATCAAGACCCTTTTCTCTATTGAATTTAGCGGCTGCGGCTAATTGTTCTTTCCGTTTTTTCTCTGCTTCTTCCGCAGCTTTACGCAATCCCTCATTCTGACGATCCGCAAGTTCTACACCTGCTTTCCAATTACCACCTAAAAACTCACCGCCCATCGAATTACCAAGTGCTTGCATTTCCCTTAATTTTTCTATAGGCACATCACGCAAGGCGGAACTGAAGGCACGGATACGTTCATTCGCCGCTTCAAAAGAACCTTTCATGGATTCGGCAAGTAAGATCAACCCGCCTATCGCAGCTATAAGCACACCACCGGGCCCTAAACCAAGAGCAAGCAACGCACCTTTCACTCCACCAAGAATTGTTGGGGCGGTACGTAGAGAAAGAAACGCCACACCTAACTTAGATACGAGAGAAGTTGCTGTAGGTACAAGCGCCATCCCAAGCATAAATTCCCTACGGAAATACGTCATAACAGCGATAGCGATACCAGCACCTTTGATACTTGCGAATACTACGAACGCTTTTTTCAATAAATCCAGATTCTCAATCGCCCAGTTGAAAGCAGTAACAAGCCCTTCGATGATGGCAATCATACCGCGAATGGATGCGGAAAATACTCTTTGCATATTTTCCACAAACTTGAGGTAGCTTTCTTTATCAGCACCCGTTTGCCATTCTATCCAAGCATCACGCACTCTATGGATCTCTGATAACAAAACACTGAATGGACCTCCTGAATCAGATGTACCCATCACGTCTGCTTTAAAATTAAACCAAAGACCTTTCATGGTATTGATTGAACCCCGCCACGTGTTTTTAGCCGCTTCCATCGCACCGCCGAAGTTAAGTTGCAATACTTTTATAATCCCTTGACGAATGGCGTCAATATCTTTGGTTGTTTCTACCCGGAACTGACCACTTCGGATGATCGCTTTTTTACCCATACGGTCAAGCTGTACACCAATCATTCGTAGGGTCTTGTTATTCGTAGACACCATCGCATTCGCCACATATTCCACCCGTGTGTGCATTACAGTAGCGGCATCCGCTGCTGCTGCCACTGCTTCTCTAGTATTCGATATGGCGGCTGTTTTTAGCCTTACATAGGATGCAATGGCGTCATCCGTGTCAATTGGATTGATCGCTGCCCAATGTTTCAAATCTGCAAACACGGATTCCGTCTTTTTTACGTCCTTGATAACAGCATTCAAGGACAACTTGTAGTTCTCGACGGATACGGCAGCATCTAAGAAACTCTTAGCCAGCTTACTTATACCAACTCCAGAAAATACGATGAGCATCGACCTGCGGACGGATGCCATCAATGTAGATGTTCTACCGGCGAACCCCGCAACCCGTTTTTCAGCAACATCCAATGGGCGTGTGTTAATAGCAAGAGTAGCAACCAATGTACCTAATCCGAACGCTCCAAACATTATTTCCTTCGCCTCCTTTCTTCAGGATGCTTTGCTTGCTTTGCATTTTGCACTTTCGCCATCCCTAGCAAGAACTGTTTCATTTCTTCAGGCGATTGTTTTTTCTCTTTCGCTTCCTCTATCTCATCCATAAATACGCCCCATTGCGGTACGAAATCTGCGGGCTGGACGAAAGATGAGTTGCTTCCTTTTTTACCGTAAAGCTGTTGCACAGTATTGGAGATCAGTGCGCAAAGAGCCCCAAGCATATATTCGATCCGTTGCTCTGCTTTGCCTATAGGCTCTATTGCATCAAACGCCTCCCACTCTTGCAGTTCTTCACGGGACAAACATTCTAAAAGCTCGTTAGGATGGTAAAATCCTAACTCTCGGCACAGTCGGAAGAGGAATCTTCGTCCTGGCCGACCTCGGAGTTTTTTATGGCTTCCTCCTGCGCTTCGACCGAAATGCCATTTAACTTAGAAGCCGTTTCAGCAATCTTATCCAGCATCTCCGCAGGCTTGTTTTCCGAAAGAAGTTCCGCATCGTTCAAAGTAAGGAGCAAATTACCATCCTCATCGCACAAACACAGAGAAGCCACCTTAGCACGGAACATGGATAAATCTTGCTCGTAGTCAATTTTACCATTCTTCTTCACTTTCTTTAGAATGGAGTTTTCCAGCATATCTTTCATCTTGGAAGACATTTGGCGGACGTACACGAAATCGCCATTCGCCAAGTCTACCCGCTCAATCTTGAACGTTTCTTTCTTGAGTAGTGCAGCTCTATCTAAAAATGCCATGATTAGGCTCCTCTCTCACTTACATTCCACTACTACCAGCGAACACGTCTACCGTACCGCTGATCTGAATAGTGCAGTCTACCGTGATCTTGTCATCCGTCGGGATAGACAACGGTATTTCAGTAACCAGCCCGTCAAACTCGACTATAGTATCATCTGGAAGGATAATTCGATACGAACTCGACGTATCCGATTCAAAATCCGCTTGCAACGCGATATAACCCGTTCGAGTGAAATTCATCGCTAGTGTAAGCGTACCAGCATTACGAAAACCCGTGATAAACGTACGGTAACCCCCTGTCGTATCAAGGGAGGTTGTGTCGATAGTATCTCTCGACATACCCGGTCCCGTGATGCTGTTCACTTCTGCAAGTGCAGACCACGCTCCAGACGATCCTGAAGTATCCCACCTATAAAATTTAGTGCCTACTCCTGCGATAGCCATATCACGCACTCCTCCTTTGAATTTCAAAACTTGCAATCAACCGCACTCGGGAATTCTCATCCCAGTCCAACAGCATCGGTGCTCTAGAGCAACGCATCATGGTGTATAGCGTTCCGTTCCACGTTTCTTGTGTCAACCCGTGTAACCTCACCATGATCTTTTCAAGTAAATCCCATCCGACTACATACGACCTGGACCGCACTCTTACTTGAACAGCTGGGTACTCATACCGCTCCAGCTTATCGAACGTCAGTTGCGGAGGCCATCCAACTACATCGAAAATAGTCACTGTTTCATCAGGTGTCGCAGGTTCTCTACCAACGAATAGATTCTGCCCGAATGTCAATCCGAACTCGTTTTCAGGCAAGATTGCATCCGACGAATCCAACCCTGACGAATCCAGCGGTTCTATGTACGCGAGAATATCCTTTACATCAATAGAAGGAGCGTTCATGCCTTCACCTGCGCTTCTACACGGATCATATTGAGGATCCGTTTACTGTTCGTTTTTATAGCTGCTTCAAAAAACTTCGCACCAGAATTAGGACGTTTGAAATTAGTGCCCAATGCTTCATGCACACGTTCCGCGTAAAACGCCGTAAATCCAAATGCAACCATCGGAAACGTACCAGTTGCTATCGTTTTCCATTTTGAAACTGTATCCTTGTGCCCTTGTCGAAGTCGATCCAATGTAGCATCCGGTCGATTGACGAAGGTTGGATTCGCACCATCCGCTACAGTAGCTTTGTTGGTTACAACAAACCAGCTGCTGCGAAGATTGCCTGTATCTACAGGAATCAATGGAGCGTCGAGATCCATGGAACGCCGTATGATAATCGTGGAACGAATCAACCCACGCAAGGAACCGTTTTTTATCTTGTTCACTTCGATATTAAGGTTCCGCAGTACTGTTGGTAATCCTTCCCAGACTACCATCACAAATACACCTTCTTCACAAACTCGGTGCTAGAACGGAACAAAGGAATCCGTTCAAACGTCTTTATCTCTCTCGCACCGGGAATGGTCAGCGGACTACTTTTTTGCGCTGTAGACAAATCATCTAATTCACCCAACCATAGAACGCCTTGCAAAACAACGTCATCCACTACGAGCACTTCCGCGTAGGATATGAACTCGTTGCTGGTGGGAACATATGCACTCTGCCATTTCACTACTTGGACTTTATCGGTCCAACGGCATTTTATCTCAACAGCGGTACCGTATGTCATTCCACCGAATCCATCTGTAACAGGAGCTGGCCAGTAAACTGCGGTTTGCACACATACCTTTTTTATGAAACGGATAATCCCGCTAGCCATCAGTTAAAATTTGGAATAGCAATCAGCTTGGCAGATTTGCCTCCCAATGTTGCCATTCTACCTGTTGGATCTAACGACAACACCATCTGGCCATATGGTGTGGAAGTAAGATTCTGACCGTATGTGCCTGTATAGAATATCTCTGCTCCACCGGCACCTTCTCTAGTAGCCATTCGTTCCACTGTAGAAGTGATCATGTGCGCGGCTAACCACTTTTCAACTTCCGTAAGCATCGTATCGGACAAGTATCCCACAAGCATTTCATCAACCAGATTAGATGCACTGGTAATAAATGCAGTCAACGATGGATCAGTCAATTCTGTATCGGCAAGAATCAGCTTTATTTCATCAGGAGTCACCCTCGCCATGTCTATTCCTCCTTTCGTTCATATTTCCATAACTTAGGATCCATGTAGTCTGCTACAGCAGGGTTCCATTTCAAACCGACCCAATCAATGATCTCGTAAAGCTGCTGATACTCTCCTCTAAGAAATCGTTCGGGCCATACAACCTTGCAATTTAATCCCTCCGTAATCATGTCAACGAAGGTTTGTTCATACTTTCGTACCCAGTATGTCCACGCATCTCGTTCTGTTTCAGCACCTATTTCCTTGCATGTTTCTGGATTCTTGAATGCTTTCATATAGGCGGTCTGTACGCAAGACGAAGTTATATCGCCTGTCCTGCGCCTTACTATGATCCACTTTGCTGTAGGGTACGCAAAATGCCATATTCGCCATAACATCGCCGCATTGCTCGACTTATACAGCCATTTACCGCCTGTGTATCCGTCAGCCTTGAATACCCGTTCAACCATATCGCGCCAGTCTATCGGGATCATCAAGTTGTTAGAATCACACAAAGGCCATTGCCCTGCTGGATCAGCACGCATGGTCTGAAGGAACGGCTTTACAACATCTTCGTATATCCGCCTATTCTCACCCATACTGCGTGTTTCATGCTTCGTCGGTTTAGTAACCGTGCCTGTAAACGCTCCGCATAGTTCGAGCATACCTGAAATAATGCTCGTACCACTACGCGGACAACCTGTTACGATGATCGGAGATTCGGCGAAATCCTTCATGGAACCGTTCCCCAGTACTTACTGATCCACGCTTCTTTCGCTTCGTGCGGTCTAGGTTTCCCATGCATACTAATGATTCTCGCATTATCAGGAAACGGTGACATAGACGGATTCCGAACGAGTATATCCTTTTTATAAGAAACAAGCTGACCAGGCAATTCTTCCTGCCAGAACAAAAGCCGTCTCCACAAAAGTTTGTATATTTCTCGTTCGTCACCTTCGTACTTTTCCGCATACTTGCTGATGGATTTGTACTGCTCCCATAATGAATACGTTTCACCAGCTTCAAACCCGAGGAGATCACCTGCTGTTACTCTTCTTCGATCAGGTTCCATTCTTGTCGTAAACGCACCGTCGTATTCTGCGAAATCCGTAAGGTCTCCAACTATCACCGTATCCAGATCGAATACGAGCACTCGTCCTTCAAGTTCAGCCTCAGGGCTGTGGACGTACAATTTGGGGTAGCATCCTGTCCAGGAAACCGGGTTGAACGAACGAAGCTCTATCCCCTCATCTAGACCCCCCTCTAAGTCGTTGGAAAAGGTTATAAATCGAACGGGTTTGCTTAGATACCTCTGCACACCCCTGTAAAGATGATTAACGTAACAGCGTCCAAGGGAAGGGTCATTCCAGCCAGGGTACCTTTTACTGTCGTTTTTCCAGTAGAAACATACGACATTCAAAGGCTGCTCTTTCTTAGGCCGTGTCAGAACCACAGTGTAATTTCGCCATGAATCCAATACATCCCGTTCTTCATACTTCCATCCTTCAAACACTTTGGAGATCGCATCTTTCCACCACGGAGCTTCTTGGACGATCAGATGGGCATTTCGCCCGTCTGGGAGAATATCGCCGGACGGTCTCATGCAGATATTCAGATACACGCCTTTTTTAGCGTAGTCCCTGATCTCTTCCAGAACACCCGTAAGATACTCTGGTTCGATGTGTTCCAGGACATCCGTCGATACAACCACGTCATACTGCTTATCCGGCTTAACTGACCGGTGCGGTATAGCGGGATCGTACGCGCCGTATTCTGCCCGATATATGATATGCGGAAAATCAGAAGTGATGCAACGGAGCAACGATTCCTTCCCGCATCCATAATCCAGAAACGACATAGTGTGGAATTTGCACAGCACGTTGCCTATGTCCTTCGCAAACCGATTCGCCGAATTGCCATATCCACGACTACGCTGGTGCACCTCAGAATTAAGGCGAACGTATTCTTCCGAGATCGTCTGGGTCATGCGAAGTTCACCTCAATCCCATAATGTTCTGCGGCTTTCTGCAAGACCATTCCTTCGTTCTTCCAATCATGGTCTGTTTCACTACGGACTAATGTTCTGCCTTGTTCACGAAGATACTGGCGTAACTCAGGTGGATGATATGCGTCTTTCATCATCCCGCCTCTAACCACATCGTCGAAACCAACTAAATGCAACGCCGTTGGTTGGAGCAATGCCATGGAAGCGATCGCTGCCGCTGTACCTCTGGAAAACTTCTTGTCTGTTCCGATCCAGTCCCATACTGTGTTCCTCAACCATCGCACGGGACGACCTCCGACTACAGGCATGTCTACAGTATCTTCCATCAATGCGGTAGGAGGACGGGCACCAGATGCAACGTATATCCACCAGCACAAAGAAGGTTTGCGTTGAATGATCTTGGTAAAATCATCAGAACCGCCTGTTGCGTATATCCCGATGGTGTACTTACTTCCATAATCTTCTTGATCTTGCCAATCGCATTCGATCATGCGGACGACAATATCACAAAGGTCGATGAAAGCACCTAGTTTCCTTCCGCGTGTGCTTGGACCATGTCCAATTATTGCGATATTGTTCTTATGCACTTTCATCCAATACCGCCTCCACTGTCATTTTAGGAAAAACGTCGATGGTGCTATCTGGAGAAGCATTGATAATCCGAACACCCTTCATCTTCGCCTCTTCTGCTATAGGAGGAAATCCTCGTAAATGCCGAGGGAACACAGCACGTTTACCAGGATCCATCTGATACTCTTGATGCCAGTGGCTTTGTCCCGCTTCGTTCATTTTCATATCGAACCCAAGCAAGACAATCTTTGTAGCACCAAGATGGACTGCTAAACTGATAGCTGCGGCACCGCTATTCGTATTCCAGCTTACAGTGTATGGAGAATCGCTGATGCCGCATAATTTCGATTGATCTTGCGCCAGATACTTTATACCTTCTGATGTGTAGTCGAACTCCCGTTTACTGAACATCGGAGCGCAAGATACTTTGATACCTGGAAACGCAGCCAGTTCAGAACGGTTATCCCTGAACCAACCATCATCTCCGAAGAAGCAGAAATCCACCCAAGTTCCTAAACGAAATGCCGTATTGACTCCGATGATATGCTTGGAATGGATGCTTTTCATATACGGCGAAAAGGATGAAAGCGGTAAACGTTTAGCACGCACCGCTTCAATCACATTCGCAGGAATATGGAATTGTTCGGAAATAGAAGGACCTCCTCCTATAATCCAGCATTCACCATTTTTCCATATTCTAGGAACTTTCCAAGTCCGCATATCATCAGACGGTCAGTGCCAACAGCAAGCGTTTGGCATCTTCCTCGCCTAACGGTTCGTCGTTCAAACACTTACCATCAGGATCAACCACATCGAACAGACCATCTTCTCGAACACCGATTACAAACTTAGATGGAGATGTGATAACCCGTTCTCTTACTGTAGCATCCCCCTCGATCAATTCAAACAGATCCTTGAACGCCGCAGGTATTTCAGACGGATACGCATCGAAAACCTGCGTAGGTTTGATACGCCGTCTATCGGCAAGTATGAACGAGCCGCCGCTTTGCTTCTTATACCGCCACGTGCACTTACCAGGCGGCAGCGTTACAACCTGCGGTGTGATGATCTCTGATTTGGATACTGTAACCGCAGGAACATCTTCTTTCTTCGGTATAGGATTTTTACGCATTTTGGCCATGTGAACAACCTCCTTGTGTAGGCGTGATTAGCCGACTACGGAATCAACCGTTATTACGAATGGGACGCGGCAAGGTGGACGATGCCGCTTCGCTCGTTATAGTCAGAACGGATCTGAGGAACCTGGATCGTCATGACCTTATACTTGTTAATAAAACGGCCCTCGGTCTGCCATTCGACGTTCTGAATAGCCATACCCTTCACAAGGCGAACCACGTCAGGCGTCATCTGCACCAGCAGGACATTATGCGCGGTAAGCGTATCGATAACCTTGATTCCGATGATCCCGTCGATCTTCATAATACGCTCACGGATTGTGGTGCCCGGAGTCGTAGTATCATAGTCCCCGTCGAGCACTGTTTCATACCCTGTCGGAATGTACAGCATCCACGGGCCGTAATGAAGATCGTTAATACTCGCCTGTTTCATACTGATTACATCGGCGATGATCTTGGCACCCGTAATTACCGGGTCTCCAGAAGAAGCGGAAGTCGTGTCGTCCCACTGCACCGTAAGAATAACGGGGTTCCGATGAGGATGATTCACATAAGAGTAAATAGTGCCCCCACCGAATGTGTACGATGTGGAAGTGAACAGCATCTTCTCCAGCTTTTCGGCAACCTTGCGAGCAGCAACCTCAGCCTGTGTAGTATCAAGCGCGTTGCCGAGACTGCGGGAAGCCGCAAGAACACGAGCGTTGATCTCGTAATCCACGTGGATGATAGGGATCGGGAGATACTTCGCTCCGAAGTTCACACGGTCGCCCTTGCTCCGGGTCACACCGTCCATCGTCAGTTCAGCCTCGAATGCGTCGGACATATCATGGTACTCAAGTACCGTGGTTCCCATCGCATTGTTCAGATTGTAGACAAGGCCCTTAGATTCAAGATCGGCGATACCAGCAAGACGGTAACGGGCAACATTCAGCACCGACTCGTCAAGCAGGTTCCACTCTTCTCTGCGAAGCGTGGCACCGCTATTCACACGGATAGACTGATAGCTTGTAGGATCGCCAGGATTGGCACCCTGCTTGCAGACAGTGATATACGAATTGCCGTCTTTTCCGAGGTACGGGCGAAGCATCGCCGGGTCAAGACGACCGTTGTTCTGCATACTCTGGGCTACTTCACCCTGTGCAGCGCCATTGACAATAAAATCCATGTTGACAGTGGGTTCCATGTTATACACTCCTCCTTATAGTAAAATTATGCAATCCTGACGAGCAGGCGCTTGTGATAGCCGAGAGGACCAGAAACTTCAGTTCCGCTAGAACCAGACAGGTCAAGGGCCTCGGCAGCATACCCAACAATCTGAAGCGGATATACAGAAACAAGTTCAGCCGCAGACGCACCAACGTCAGTAACATGCTTTTTCAGTCGGCCGTGCCCATCGCTGGTAAGCGCGTTGCCGATTGCGACGTTCTCACCGTCGGCGAGAATAGCGTTGACAATATCTCCGCGATAAGGAATCCAGCACTGAATCGGTGCGCTGACGGCGTAAGCATCGTTGATCCCTTTTCCAAGCATTTCGTCCTCAAGCGCGAACATCGGGAA